GCAATCGTTGCTGAATAAATTTCCCCGCCTACTGTTGCATCTGCACCCGTAGCCGTTTCGGTAATTACCGCGCCTACAGCTATGACCGAAGAAATCGCGTCTGTGCCTGTGCTTGCCTCTGTTACCCTTGTAGCATACAACGGCCCCCCTTCGGTAACGTCTGTGCCTGTAGAGGTTTCCGTTATGGTTGAGGTAAATATCTTACCTGCCGCAATTACATCCGATCCAGTAGCTGTTTCACCTACTAAACCAGATGTGTCAAACTTTGCTACAACCGCGTCTGTGCCTGTAGAGGTTTCGTCGATGGTGCTGTCGTAGGCGACAAAGCCGCCCCAACCGCTGTCACCCCATGCGCCGTCACCCCACCCGGCCATATTAAGCCGCCAAGCTGAATGTGTAAGTCACAGACAAAGTATCGCTGTTCACCACAGAACGGTCACCCGGAGAACCAAAGTCAGCCGCAGAGAACAATGTTCCTGTTGTGCCGCCTTTAACACTGCCGCTTGTTAAAAACGCGCCACCTATGGTGGTGGTTCCATTGATGTTAAACACGGCTGGTGAAGCTGAGTTAGTCACTACAGAAGGGTTAGCTGTTGTCGCTGTTACAAACGTAGCCGCCACACGGGTTGCATTGCTGTAAGTAGTATCTTCTGTCCAACCAGCGTGAGAGGCCATTGTATCACCCGCCGCAGGCGTATTAGAAGCGCCAGCGCCGTACAACCCAAGGAAGAAAGATGTAATCTGAGTGACTGAAGTTAGAGCAGTCCCAGCCATGTATGCCAGACCCGCGTTGACCACCAAGTTTTTAGACTGCGCTTCCCACTTTAAGTTGCCGTCTTTGTCGTGGCATTTGATCTCAAATAGGCCGGTTGCCTTTGCGTCCTCACCGGCTTTGGTGTTACAAGTTAGACCACTAGAAACAGTGTCAGTGGCTTTAGTTTTTTCAATGGTCATGATGACTCCTTTAATTAATTCGTATAAGCGCGTTATCCGCATTGTTAGGCGGGAATTGAATTTGAAATTGCTGGTTTACTGTGGTTTGATCTACTCCAAAGTTCAGCACCCCTATTGATTTATTACTTTTAGAGAAATTATAAAGTAGTGCCCCCCGTGTTGTAAAGGATGAACCATTCCACGTTGGATTGCTAAAAGACACATACGCAACGTTTCCCGTTAGGGTTACCGTAACCCCTGTAAGAATTTCTCCACCTGCTGTATACCCCGTTCCAGATGTTTCATTGGGGGTGGTGTATACAGTGGTGCTTGCATCTAACGTAGCAGAAGACGTGTACAGCGCAATCTTTATCGTGTCCACACTAAAGTCATGCACAGCCAACAAAAGCTGTTGTTTAAAACTGTTGGTCAATCCTGCGGTAATCATTAATTACCTCACTGGCAAGCGAACTTGACCATCTTGATAAGCATCGCCACGTTGTTTGGCATCGCCCAAATTCTTCAACAACCCTAACGCTTCTTGGTATTTACCGTTGTACAGCGCCATCATGTCTTGCTCACCCTTCATGTAGGTGTAAGCCTCAACAAGCGAGCCATACAAAAGCACCGTGTCAAAATTGTCGCCAAGCCATGAAGTACCCGCCGTAACAATAGACTCAGGATAATAGTAATAGTGCAGTTCCATTCCATACGCAGCATTAGGGGTTGGCCCCACTATAAACACCAGCTCGTTGTCATTGCCGCTGTTAGGCCCAAAAATAGCATAGTGTTTTGGTTTAGCCCGTTGCAAAGGGTTTGGATATGCTTCTCGAATAAAGTTAACGTCTCGATTAAGCAAATAAGTGTAATCGCCCTGAAACGTCAAAGTGCCAGATACAGTTGCCGTATTAGCAATTGTGAGCGTAACAGTGGTTCCTACAATCGTAGAAACCACTGCACCCACTGCAATTCCGGTCCCAGAAACATACATCCCCGCCACAATATTTGTAGCACTGGACACTACAACGGTAAAAGCTGCCGCCGTTCCTGTTGCAGTCGGTGTTGCCACAGCGTACACGGCTAAAGAATAAGTAGAAAGAAAATCTGATGGACAATCTACATACTTGTTGCCCGGGGTCATAAACCCTGTTACGTTTTGGCGCAGATTAGCAACCTGAACACTGTTGTTAATTCGTTGCTCTGCTTGTTTAACAAAAACAGGGATCTGCGCTACAAAAGATGTATCGGTATTTTCGGTATACGCTTGGATAGCCGCGGTTAATTCAGAATAGTTCATGTGATGCTCGTTGTAACTGTTCCAAGCATAGCGCCAGCTACTAAATTTCTTGCAGGAGGCATGGGCTGCATGCCAATACTTGCAAAAGAAGTATCTCCCGTGTCCCCTACATAAACGTTAACGCCTAGTCGCCCCTCAGGACGCGGCTCCAACAACGCCTGAGGCTCGTTTAACGTGCGCTTAGGCTCAAGCTGCGGGTGCTTAGGCTGATAGCATTCATCGCAGACCTTAAACCCAGTCCACTCTTTTTTAAGCTGATTTAACTTAAACTGCTGACCACACTGATCACACAGAGCAAGACCAAATTTGCCAGAAGTGTACCCAGCCATCAGTAACTCTCCGTATACGTAGGTACTGCAAAATAACTAGACCGCTCTCTGTCCTCTGCCGCTGCCCGAGCAAACTCTTCTTCGTAAAACTGCTTGAGCATAGCAATACGATCTGGCGCTTTTTTAACAGCCAAATAATACGCTAAACCTGCAGTTAAACAAGGCAAGAAACGAAAAGAAATGTCCGCTGTATTGGTGACTGCACCAGTTTCTTGTATACGGCGAATGCCATAGTAGCGAAAGATGTATTGCTGCGTTGCATCGGGCGCGGGATACAAAAACAGCTTTGCCGGCACCGTGCGCTGCACATAAAACTGTGCAGGACGGGAAGGGGTGTACTTGTTGGGTGTGTGCAAATACTCTGCACTGCCAATCCGATCAATCGTAATATCTTGTTGATCAGACTGACCAGAATTGGTACGTATCACCGCAGACAAAACATCTACTGTGTCATCCGGCAACGTGTACTCAAACGTATTAGCAACTAAAACCACCTGCCGCTGCTCAATCGTATACAAATTTAATCCGCGATTAGCCCACTCAGCAAACATCAAGTTCAATGAACGGCGCGCAGATAAAACGTCATATCCATCCCGGACTTGCACGCCGCAGCGTTCATACGCTTCGGTGATGATCTCATCGAAGTCCGGGTTGTAGGAGGAGACGCCAGAGGTAGTCATTTTTTAATAGATGGTTGCTTTTTGAGCACGTGCTGCACCTACGCCACGCACTGAAACAGTCTGACCTGTCACTGTTTTCTTAACAGGCTGGCTCATGGTCTTGCCCTCTGGGCCCGCCATATCAACAGCGCCGCCTGCAGCATAGCCTTTTTTCTTCATGCCGCCGCTGGCACCCATCTTAGATTTCATCATGCCACCGCTGGCCATCATCTTAGAGTTCATCATCTTTTTTCTCCTGATAGAGGTTGTTAAAAGTTTCTTCCGCATCCATGTACGAGTCATCTTGCTCCGCACAATGAATCCACTGGTTTGGCCTAAAATCAGGCGCTCCCTGTCCTGTAACCCAATACGCTGGACTCGTTACGCGGACCCTGTTGTTAGGCAGTGCCACAATATTTCCTGTCCATTTACCCGCATCAGTCAATATCAACACATGACTCTGTTTGTGCTGCGATGGATCCTCAGATACGTCGCTTTCCGCATAGTCTACCGTGAACAAGTATCTGCCGGTAAAAAATTCATTGTTAATTTTGCACAACCAAGGAGAAGGCTTTGCCCGCTCCAAACTGATGATGGAGTGATTGTATGAATTGCAGTCCCAAGGCTGCGATAAATGATTCAACATACGTTCTGGCCACACCTCTAAAGGAATGTCTCCAACTAAAGCCGCAAGGGGCATCCGTGCCCACATTGCCCCACCATGCACATTCTCCTGACTACCGTCATCTGCCTCACATCCCGTAAAAATAACCTGAAAACTCAAGCTCCTATCAGGGATGGTTGTTACCGCTACAGCCAACGCATGAAGGTACTCACCTTGATACTTTTGATGGCCATTTGTAAATTCTTTTCTTACCCAACATTTAAAATACGGAATGTTGCTCGTTAAATACATTATTTTCCTGCCCGAATAAGCTGATCAATCTTCTCTTCAAGCCGGTTAAACCTTTGATCAATGTGATCGGTAATTCTCTGCACTTCTGCATTGGTTGTGTAGTCACGAGCAATTTCCTCGCGGGTTTTATTCAACAAAATGTCAATTCGTTTAAGCTCGTCAAATTTCTCGCGGATAAAAAACCACAATCCACCAAAGGCAGCGGAAAGGATTGCTAACCAGATTGTATTGACTTCCATTTAGCACTTCCATCTTGCCAAGGCTGCCGCCTTGCGTGTAGGTTTACCCTTCTCATCCTTCATAGGACCGGGCATCCCGGACATGCGCGCGCAAAACGAA